CAGAACCAGATCCGCAAGGAATTCATGTCGCGCGAGGAATGCGTCCTGACTCACAAGGGGGTCGATGATCGGCACGTCGAGGTATGCCGACGGCTGCATTCCCTGGAGAGGCGCGCGTGAAACTCGTCAGGCACTACTGGCTGGTCGAAGACTTGGACGACGATCCATACGATTTGATGGGTTGGGGTGTGTTCGGCCGGTCCCGGCGCCATCGCCGACGCTGAATGCGCAGGAAGAAGAAACTCGAACCGCAACCCAAGCCGTGGAAGCCAAGCGCGCGGGTCCGGGCATTTCTGGCGGCCTACCGGAAGACGGCCAGCATCACCCGGGCGGCCAAAGCGGCCAGGATTCGCAGGGAGGCGCATTACCGCCTGCTGGAACGGTCGGTAAGCTACCAGGCGGCGTTTGAGAGCGCCGCCATCGAAGCCGGCCAGACGCTGGAGGATGAAGCAGTACGACGGGCGGTCGAGGGCATCAGAAGGCCCCTGTTCTATCACGGCAAGCGAGTCAAAGGCGGGGCCCAACGCGAGTATTCGGATACCCTGCTGCTGGCCCTGCTGAAAGCCAAGAAGCCGCGCGATTACAAGGAGCGGGTCGAGCACGATCTGGCGCCGGACGCGCGAGGGCAGGTGAAGAGGTTCACCGGCAGCCTGCTGGAACTCCTGGATCTGTACCGCACCCTGGTTGGTGGGCCCAAAAAAGGGGACAGATGAAATTCTTCGCACGGGTACTGGCGCTGCTTGGACTTGGAGTGAAGGGCCGCGGCACTGCTGTGGCTGGCGATCCCCTGCGGCCCTACATCGCCCCCGAGACGCTACGCGAGCCGCGGGTCTACCGAGGTGGACGTCATCACACCCGCAACTCCCTGCGTTGTCCCAAGTGTTTGACGACCACGGCGGCGGAGGCGGCGTGAACTACAGCAGATTTTTTGAGGAGAACAGGAGAAACTTATGAGCGCGACGACATCCGGGCCCCCAGAGGATGCTTGCTACTACCCGCGGCTCGGGGACTTTCCCGGCTATGTGGACAATCAGATCGCGTCGCTTCAGCGGCAACTCGATTCGCAGAACGCGAACGCGAAGGCTCAGTTCGACGGCGCCGTGGCGCATTGGGTCACGCAGGCTACGTTTGCCCGCGACTCGATTCCGCCTCAGGCGATCCCATCGAAGCCAGTTGCGCCGCTCCTGGCGGTTCTGAAGACTCAGGACACCGGCGACGGGGTTTGGGAGTGGCAGGAGAATGGCGACCCAGTCGGAGTCTGCCCAGATCTACCTCCTCCGCCGGCGCCGACGCGGAGCGTGACGATCGCTGCTCAGGGCGTACCCGATCCTGTTCAGATCCTGACCAAGATGGTCTCCTCCGTGTTGGGCGACCTGCAAAAGATTAAGGGGGCATTGAAAGTCACATGAAGAGATTCCTGGTTTGGCTGAAGGTGTTCGCCGCGGCGGTGCTGGGCGCCGGCGCTGGCGCGGCGCTTCAAGCTGTGGCCGCCGGATCGACGGATCCGAAGGCGATCAAGGCAGCAGCGCTTTCAGGCGCGGTGCTCACTGTGGCCGGGTATCTCAAGGCGTCGCCGATCGGCGCGGGCACTACAGGCAACGCACCCTGAGATGCAGCAACCGCCTCCGCGGCCAGTCAGCGAGGTTCTGATCGACCAGATGCAATGGTTGATTCATCACGCGAGCAGCTGTGACGAGGGTGAAGGTTGCCCGGAATGCGGGCGGTTGCGCCAGGTGGCACCGGTGCTGTTGAGGCCATTCCTACGTGAACGACAGGCGGCGCCATGAGGTTCGTGGACCTGAAGCGAATCGAGCAGGTGTATGCACACCCACGCTGCAAACGATGCGATGGGCGGGGGTTTTTGCCCCTTGAGACGTGTGAGTGCGTATCGAGGGCCGTCTTCCGCATCGTGCTGAGCCGGTACTGGCGGGCGATCGAGACGAGCCGCCCCACCGTGCGCGGGATGCTGTTGCGATGCGACTTCGAGCTCGCGGCCGCGCGGGTCCTAGAGCCGCAGGAACTCGACGTGTTTCGGTTGCATTTTCTGGGGCGTGGCGATTGGCACGTCTGCTGCCGGCGACTGAAGGTGGATCGGGGCAGGTTCTACCACAGCGTCTACCGCGCCGAGGCTGTCTTGGGGCGCGAGTTGCTCCGCCGGGGGATCTTCCCTCTGTGGCTGTACTTCGACTGGGGGCGCCAACCCATCGCCCGGGCACCGTTCGGAGTAACAGAGTCGGCCATGGGGAGCGCGGCGTGACATCGCCAGGAGCGAGGACGACGTTGACGCCGGCTGAAACCGCAGCCATGATCCGGGGCTTCGCGGATCACCAGAAATTCTGCGAGCACCTGACGATCCGGAATAAAGAGGGGATCGCGGTCCCCTACCGAAACTCGCCAGCGGGTCAGAAGTTGAACCGCGCGATTTGCAAGCAAGAGCAGCAAGGCCTGCCGGTCCGGGTGGTCTGCCTGAAAGCGTCCCAGGTGTGGATGAGCAGCTCGGCGGCGACCGAGATTTTCCGGCGGATCCCGTTCTTCCCCGGGAGACGAGCCCTGGTCCTGGCGGATTCGGAAGCCCACGCCGATCTGGTGTTCCAGTATTACGAGCAGTACATGGCTTCGTACGCAGTGAACCCGTGCGGCGCGGAATGGGACTCGGCGATTACGCTGCCAGAGCTGTTGAAAGACACGGAGCGCCACATCCGCTGGGCGAACGAATCGGCCATTCTGGTGCACACTGCCTACAACGTGGACATCGGCCGGGCGGCACCGTACAACTGGGCGCACCTGTCAGAAGCGGCGTTCTACCGGGACATGGGGACGCTCATGACCGGGCTGATGCAACGCATCCCAAACTCCCCGGACTCGGGCATCATTGTCGAGTCGACGGCCAACGGGATGGGCGGAGACTTCTACGACCTCTGCCAGATGGCGATGGACCCGAGGAGAGCCAGCGGCTGGGCTTTCGTCTTCTTCGCGTGGTGGGAGCACCCGGAATATCGGCTAACGCCGGAGCCAAGCTTCAAGATCAGCCGTGACGAGTTGGGCGAGGTTCAGAAGTACAACCTGCACGTCGATCAGATCGCCTGGCGGCGGCGGCAGATCGAGACGGCGTGCGAAGGAAAGATCGAGCGCTTCCGCCAGGAATTTCCGGGCAACCCGCAGGAAGCCTTTCAGTCGAGCGGGCGGACGATCTTCGACATGGCGGCTGTCGCGCGGATGCCGCAAATCAACGGCGCGCCGCGAGGCCGGCTGGAAGTAGTCGAACTGGGGATCGAGAAGCGCGTGCAGTTCATCCAGTCGGAGGATGGCCGCGGCGAGCTCGTCATGTATAGTATGCCGCGCAAGGGTGGGCGGTACATCATTGGCGCGGATCACGCCGAAGGAATCGACCCGACCGCCAGGACCGGCAGTTCGGACCCGGATTACTCAAGCGCTACCGTCCTTGATGCGGACACGGGCGAAGAAGTTGCCAAGATCAAGGAACGCTACGAGCCTCACCCCTGGGCGCAGAGGCTGTACTGGCTGGGCAAGTTCTACCACTGGGCTTTCATCGTGCCGGAGCAGAAGGCTGTGGGCAAGGCGGTGATCGGGCAGTTGCTCACGCTGCAATATCCGCTGGAGTTGATCTACAGCAAACAACGGGATCCGAGCGACCGCAGAACCCCGTTGCTGCAGGAGTTGGGGTTCGACACGAATACGGTGTTTCGACCCGTGCTGATCTCCGGACTCGACCAGGCGTTGCGCGAGGGCGCCATCAAGTTGCACGATCCCGAGACGCTGATGCAACTCCGGCAGTTCGTCCGGAAGCCCAGCGGCAAAGAAGAGGGGATCGTCCACGACGACGATGTGTTCGGTTTGGCGCTGGCGGTGGAAGGCTTGCCTTACGCGCGGCGCGCTTTCATCTACCGCGAGCAAGCGGCGAAGAATACGAGCACGTGGAAGCCGCAACGGTACGGCGTGAAGCCAAAGGACGACGATGACGGCTGAGCTTATCAGCAGGCCTTACGAACCGAATCCGGAGCATTGCTGCGAGGCCTGCGTCTTCGGACGTGGTGACCACGCGGAGTGGTGCGAGACGGGACGCGATGAGGTCAGGCGTCCCGAAGAGACCGAACTACACCACGCTTGGCGTGTGACGATCCACCAAATGCTGGCTAACGCCTGATGCCTAAATCCTTCCAGATCGAAATATCGGACTCGGAGAAATCCCTGCTGGTGAACCGCATCGAGCAGGACTTCCTGCTGGCCAAGGCATCGCATATCCGTTACTCGGAGCGCTGCGCCGGCTGGATGCGTAAGTGGGAAGCGCGCGTCGAACAACCGCGCGCCGGCGACGAGGACAAGCCGAACCACGTCGTGCCACTCATCCAATGGCAGTGCTTCAACAAACTCGCCAGGGAGATGCAGGCTCTCCTGGGCGACGACGCCGAGATCACGGCGCACGCCACGGGACCGAGCGATGCGGGCAAGGTCGCCAAGATCGGTCGGTACATGACTTCGCGGGTCTTCGATCAGATGGAGCTGATTAACCCGCTGTGCGTGTTCGAGTTCCGGCGGATCTTAAACGGCTGGTCGGCGGCCTACCGGCCATGGCATAAGCGCGAGTTCACCACGCTCGAGAACGGCAAGCCCAAGCGAGTGTGCGACTACGAGGGCCCTGGATTCTTCCCCTTGGAACCGGACGACCTGGTGATCCCGCCGGAACGCGGGGTGATGTCCCTGCAAGATTTCAGCCATATAACCCGCCGCTGCCGACCGACGATCGACGACCTGGTCCGAGGAGATGGCACGCTGTACCAGGGCACCTCCGACCCTGAGATGATCAAGAAGTTGATCGCCTGGGCGCAACAGGCGCCTTCGAACGATTACACCCTGGTCGGACAAGACCAGGTTCGAGCCGAGCGCGAACGGTCCGAAGGCGTGGACTACGACGCCTACATGCAGGGCAGGCGCAGCCTCTGGATGTGGGAATGGTACGGCAAATGGCGGCCACTCAAGAAAGGGTTGTCGGCGGCGACCGCCGAGGATGATCTTGACCGCCGGGAACTCTTCGAGGCTGACTGGGTCGTGAAGTTCATTCCCGGGTTGCGCCAGATCGTGGGGATACAGGATCTCTTGCAACTGTATCCCAAGATGCGGCGCCGCCGACCATTCGTCGAATCGACCCTCATCAAGGACGGCACCTACCGGCCCAAGGGATTCGGAGCGCTGCTGGAAGATCTCGAGGACGATGCCACGGCGAACTCCCGACTCTTCCAAGCGGCAGGCGAGCTGAGCGTCTGGCCCATCGTGTTTTTCAGGCCGGGCGGCGGGATGAGCCCGGGAGCTATCAGGGTCCAGCCAGGGTTTGCCTATCCCACGGAAGATCCGGCCTCAGTCAACGTCGTCAAGATGACGCCGAATCTCGACTTCGCAATCGCCCGGCAACAGGACATCCTGGCGATGGCGGAACGAGTCACCGGCATCACCGATCAATGGCTCGGCCGGGCTTCGGATCGCCCGAACGCGCCCCGGACCGCCACCGGGCAACTGGCTCTGATTGAGGAGGGGAATGTCCGCGCGTACCTCGATTCGACGGTCCTGCGCGAGGACATGGAGCGGATCGTGGGCGACTTCTGGGACCTGGACTGCGATCTGGTCCCGCAGAACGAACCTGGTTTATTTTTCCGGGTGACCGAAGAGCAATCCAAGGGCCTGTTCGATACGAAACAGGGCGGCGCCTTCATGACGCCCAAGGAATTCGGAGGGCGCTACGATTTCCGGCTGAAGTTCGCTACGAGCGTGTGGGCGCGCCAGGCCAAGAAGCAGGAGTTGTTGCAATTCGTGGCGGTCGCCATGCAGAACCCGCTCATCGCCCAGAACCCGGCGGCGTTGTGGGAACTGACGAACCGGCTGGCCAGGGAGTTCGGCATCATGGACTTCTCGACGATGGTTCCGCGGCCTCCGGAACTCGACCGTCCCAAGACTCCAGACGAAGAGTGGACGGAAATGCTGGAAGGCGACTACGTCTCTCCCAACCCGCAGGACCACGATCAACTGCACCTGACCGAGCATTACAAGCAACTCGAGACCGAGCGCAAAGACCCGGACCGGGATGTCCAAGCTATCGGCCTACTGGTCAAGCACATCCTGGAGACGCAGCAACAGATCCGGATCAAGCAACTCATGTCGAGCCTGACCTCGCAGTTGATGGAGAAGCTGCAACCGCATCCTGGAGTGACGCCCGAGATGATCCAGCAGCTTCAGTCGCTCGGATACGGCGGTAGTGGCGGACAGCCAGCCGCAGGACCGCTTGGAATTCCCACGCAAGGGCCCCCCGCAGGAGCGCCGGTACAGCAGGGACCGCCTGGCGACATTCAGCATCCACCCGTTGCGGTGGGCAGTCAGCAGGCTCCAGTAGCGCAGGACGGGCTGATGTGATGCAGAGACGCAAGATTCTGGCGAGAATTCTCGGGGCACTGATGGGCGCTGGTACGTTTGACGGGGCGAAGAACCAACCGCGTTGCGCGGTATGTGGCACGCGATTCCAGGAGCGGTTACCACCCTACGCGCTGATCGTGATGGACATGAGCGACCGGAATCAGTGCACCCTGCCAAACACGCGCCTGCTGGTGTGCCAGGAGTGCGGCACCTGCAAGGTGGTGGCGGCGTGACGGAACCCTGGAACTCAGCCGATCTCGATGCCATGCTGGAGCTGGAAAGCTCGCGAGGCTATGCCCTACTGGTCGAGCGGATCAACGCCGAGATGGAACGCAATCGGCTGTATCTCGAAGCGGATCCAGGCGATGGCTTCCTCAGGGCCCAGGGCCAAGTCAAGGCGCTGCGTACGGTCCTGGCCATCCCGGGAATTCTGAAGGCGGAGATCAAAGCCTCGCTAAAGGAGTGAACGCGCATGAGTTTCAAAGCCGTGCAGAAGAAGATCGAGGGCCAGGGCTACAGCAAGGAAAGCGCGGGAGCGATCCTCGCCGACAGGACTCGCAGGGCTTCGCCAGCGGCGAAGAAAGCGAACCCGAACCTGAAGAAGGTCAAGGGCAAAGCGCCGGCGAAAGCAAGGGCGCAATCGCAGTGGTCGGGCATCGCCAATCAGATGCTGGCCGGCGGAAACGCCGCTGCGAAGTCCGGCAGTAGGTCTAGGTAATGGCACCCGAACCTACCCCGCCGCTGTTGGTTGTCTGTCCCCATTGCCGGAAGCCACTCGCCAATGTGGCCTGGATCGTCAACGCGGAGGCCGGGTTGATTACCCTCTTCCACAACGAAGAGGATTGCAGGGTCGCCCTGAACTGCCAGTTGGTTCCGGTGCAGCGCCGCGTGCACCTTCCCAGTGAGTTGCGGCCGATGGGGAACGGCTGATGCCCTGGACTCCCAAAGACGCCAAGAAGAAGACCAAGAAGGCCCGGACGCCAAAACTCCAGCGGCAGTGGACCCACATTGCGAATCGGCTGCTGGCCTCCGGGGCCTCGGAGGGCAGCGCGATTCGGCAGGCCAACGGAGTGATTGGGCGGCAGTAGAAAAGCTGGAAGATGAGCGGGTATATTGCGCGTCTGACGCATGAGCAACGCAGGAACGCTCGAATAGACCGGTTCAAAGTGTGGCTTCTGACGGCTCGGCACGTGCCAGGTTGCCCGCCGCGAGCGGTGGGTTGCTTGCAGTGTCGGGCCAGCTTCGATAGCTTGCATGCGTTCAACAACCATGCCTGTGAGACTAAGAGGCGAATGGCCCGACATAGGCAGCGGCTGAGACAGGCATCGGGATGAGTCCGGCGCTCATCATCGGCGACCAGTGCCCCTACTGCAGGAAGTTCCGGAGCCCCCGGGACATCCTGCACCAGCCGGGGGGGGTGAAGATCTGCACGGAATGCCAGCAGCGGCACCAGGAAGCACTACACGTCGTCGCAACCGGCAACTTCCTGGGCGAATGCTCGGAGTGCCACATGAAGTACGAGGAACTGAAGGCGCAGGGCAGAGTCGGACCCCAGAGCCAGGTGGCCGTGCATTTCGAGAACGGACGGTACCGGGCCATGTGCCTGGTGTGCGATCGCGCCTACGTCCGGAAGCGGCGGGAGTTGTACGGCAATACCGAATTCGGACAGGCAATGAAGTTGTAGCTGAAAGGAACAGCCAAATGCAGGAAGAAGAGAGACGGTTGATGGCCGCCATCGTGGCGTCGGGTGTCGTGCGCATTGACAGCGACCGGCACACGGACCCGGCCGGAGTGGCGCGGGTCTCGCTCGCCATCGTGGATGAGATCCTCACCCAGACGGCGCCGCCCGATCAGGATGCGGCTGTAGACCGGCAGCGGGAAGACGCCAGGATGGTGCAGGTAACGCAAGAGTAAAGGAGAACATGCCAGAGGAAGAAGTCATCGAACGCGATGCAACCCAACCCGTAGTGCCCGACAAAGGGCCAGGGAAAGACGAAGTAACGATCAGCAAGGCGGAACTGGAAGGTCTGCGCAGAGAATTATCCGAGAGCCAGAAATCCGAGCGCGACTGGGCTAGTTTCCACCGGCGCGGCGGACAGGACGCCGAGCCAGCCGCGGAACCCGAGGACCAACTCGACGCTTCCCAATTCATCGACCCGGAGGCCGAGGGCGCAGGTGTACAGAACGACACGCCGGAGAAGCTGGTGGACGACCTGGCGGCGGAAGGCGTTGCGGGCCTGACGAAGCGCGGTTTCATCACCGCGGTCGAGGCGCAAAAGCTGGCGTTCGATGTCGCCACGAAAGTTAGCCGCGAACTGATCGGACGCGAGGAGAAGATGCGGACGACCGACGCGACGCTCCTGAACGAATTCCCCGAGTTGCGCGATCAAAACTCGGAACTGTTCAAAGCTACGGCCATCCGCTACCAGAAAGCCGTGGCGATGGATCCCCAAGCCAAGAAGACCCCGGCGGCCCTCTATCTGGCAGCCGACGCGGCGCGCGAAAGCCTGAAAGCCAGAAAGCCAGCACGGCGCGATACCGACGACGAAGACCTGGACACGCGCGGCAACCGGGAAGACGAGAGCGACCGCAGGCGGCGCGCGGATTCCCAGGACAGCCGACCGAAAGGACGCGCGGAAACGGACGATTTCGAGGACATGCTCGGCTCGGAGGCTCGGACCGTCATCGAGAAGATGGGGATCACCGACGAGGAGTACAAGGCCGCGAGGAAAGAGACCCTGGCTGGGCGCGGGAGGAAAAGGTAGATGCCACAGAAGAAGATTCGCAGTTTCGGCGGCGTCGGCAAATCCAAGAACTTCGGCGCGCCCGAAGCCGAACGGCCCATCACGGGCGTGGACCGCATGCTCGCCTGCCATATCAACGGCGTCAAGATCGCGAACCTCAACCTTCGCCCGGAAGTGCTCTGCGCCCTGGACTACTATGCCACCGACGAAGGCATCGCGGAAAAGAACGCGCGGCCGAACGTGCGCGAGCCGAGCGGCATAACCTTGGGCAAGGACGAATTCGCCAAGGCCCTCGACGAGCGGCGCGACGACGTGAAGCGGCGCGACATGCCCCTCTCGGATTCACGCGATCCGCTCAAGGAAGTGGCGGACAAGTACGCCAAACCCGGGATGAAAGCGAAGTTCCTATCGGCCCGGCGCATCCAGGAAGGCGGTGGAACCGGCGACTACGAGGTTGTGAAGAAAGCCAACGGCGACCCGGTGAAGGTCAAGGGCATGATTCTCGGACACACCCCCATCGAAGTGGCCGAAGCCCGCAACAAGTCGGCTCAGAAGCGCGGTAATCAGATGATCGGCCAGATTACCAAGCAGTACAAACAGGAAGGCGGGGTAACCGCCGTCGTCGATCAGTAGTAGTAGCAGCAACAACGCGAAGCAGGCGCGCTCTCATACGTCCCGAACGGGCACCCGAGCGCGGCAGACCTCAGCCCTGCCAGAGTCTTCGCTCCAGTGAGGCGGCAATTCCAACTCTAGGAGTGAAACTCTATGGCAAACGTGAATAACCCGCACGGGTTCCATCCGCTGATGCGGTCGATCCTGGGCGGCCCTGGCGCGGCCTGTCTGGCGGCCCACAAGATTGTGGGGGTCGCGGCCGCGCTCTATATCGGAGACGCCGTGCAACTGCAGGGCAGCGGCGTCAAGAACAACCCCTCCATCATCGCGGCCGCGGCCGCGTCCGCGATCTACGGCGTCAACCTGGTCCACGGCCTGCTTTCGACCCTGACCGACCACATCATCATCCCCATTCTGTTCCAGTTGTTCGAGGTGCAGATCGACACCTGCACCGTCGCGCAACTGCAATACAACGCGCAACTGGTGGCCACCACCGGCGACACCGGGACCCACCTTTCCAAGCAATCACTCAATTCGATTGCCACCACCAACACGCACGAACTCAAACTGCTCGGCCTGTACCAGGACGGCGTGAACGTCGTGGGCTCCTATGCCCGCGTCGTCGTCACCTGCAACCAGAGCCAGATGCAGGATCAAATCGCGGGGGTATAGTCATGCAGATCAGAGGAAATTTCAGCGACTTTTTCTTCGAGACCATGCTCCCGGCCATGAAGGCGCGAGCGAAAAAGGCGTTCAAAGCCAAGAGATTCTTGTACAACCAGCTTCTGAACACCGAGACCACCAACCGCTCCATCGAGCAGTTCTCGCAGACCACCGGCGTCGGACTTCCCACGCTGGTAGGCGAAGGCGAGGGAACCAACACCGACACCATGGTGCAGGGATACAACCGCACCTTCAAGCCGGCCAAATACGGCCTGGGCGTGGCGGCTTCCAAGGAATTGGTGGAGGACGACAAGTTCGGCATCATCGCCGGGCGGGCCGTGGCTCTCTCCAATTCCATCTACCAGTCGAGGGAGATCTTCGGCGCCAGCGTGTTCAACAACGCTTTCGACGTTACCAACTTCCCCGGCTCGGATGGGGTAGCTCTCTGCTCGGCGAGCCATCCGCTCCTCAAAGCGGGCGGGACCCAGAGCAACATCCTCGCGGTCGCCGCGGACCTGGATGTCGGTTCACTCGAACTGGCACTGACCAGTTGGGAGCTCATCAAGACCCACGAAGGCTACCTCCAGATGCTTCCGACGCCGAGGGTTCTGGTGGCTTCGGCCAATCGGTGGAACGTCACCGAAATTCTGAAGTCGCAGACCAGAAGCGACACGGCCAACCGGGTGTCGATCAACGCGCTCCAGGAAGGCAACGAGACCGGCGGCACCATCGATCCGGTCGTCTGGAGCTATCTGAGCGACGAGGACGCCTGGTTCCTGGTGGCTCCGGCATCCGAGACCGAGATGCTGTGGCTCGACCGCACCGCCCCCTACACCGCGTCCGACTACGACGAGAAGAAGGAGACGGGCGTCATGTACATGCGCTATCGCGCCACTTACGGCTTCTGGGGCTGGAAGGGCATCTTCGGCACCCCGGGCGCGTAAGCCTTCCTCCCTTGCAAATTACTTCGGGGCCGTCATCACCGCGCGCGATGAGCGCGAGCTGTCGGCGGCCCCAGTTTTTCAACCTCAACTGCGGGAAGGGACTCCCTTGATCCCGCAGGCAACACACGAATGGAGATTTCACGATGGGACAGCCTTCTAGTTTCGACGTAATTCAGGCCAATGCGATTCTTGGCTCTCAGTTTCTGACGCAGGGGAAAACGTTTTACATGAAACCCCGCACGGGTTCCGATGGGAGCGACGGGCGCTCGCCGAAGAGGGGTCTTCAGACCCTGGTGAAGGCGCTGGCACTATGCACCGCCGACCAGAACGATGTGGTCAACTTCATGGCCGAGGGAGCTAGCGCCGATCCGACCGACACGTCGGATCTTCTGGCCGCCACTCTGGACTGGAGCAAAAACCTGTGCCACGTGCGTGGCCACGGGAGCGGCTCCCCATTTGGAAGCCGCGCGCGGATTGCGTTCGCCGCGTCGTATGTCGGTGTCGGAAATCTGTTCACGGTGTCGGGGAGGTCCTGCCGATTCGAGAACCTCGAGTTCATCGTGGACGTGGCGAGCGCCAATCCGGTAGGCTGCCTCAACGTCACGGGAGTGCGCAACGTCTTCCTGAACTGCCAGATTTCGGGAATGGGCAATGACCTGCTGGACACCACCGGGAATTACAGCCTGCGCGTGTCGGGTGGGGAAAACTATTTCGGCCATTGCATCATCGGGCTGGACACCATTCCGCGCGGAACCGGCGACAATTGCGAACTGCTGCTGGCCGGTGGCGCGCGGAACATGTTCGAGGACTGTCTCTTCGTGACGTTCGCGGAAGCCAACACGCATCAGTTTGTGAAACGCGCCATCAGCACCACCGACCGCTCGACGATTTTCAAGAAGTGCCAATTCGTTAACTTCGACTGGACGGCTGGCGGCGGGGTCACGATGCTCGAGGTGTTCGACGTGACGGCCAGCGGCTCGCCCGCCGGCTTCATCGACCTGTTCGGATGCTCCTTTGCCGGCGCGGTGGCCTGGGAGGCATCTACGGGCGCCTCCGGAATCGTGCGCGCCGATAACGTCAATGCGGCGGCGGCAAGCGCCACGCACGGCGGCCGGGCGTTGGCAGTGACCGGAGCGTAGGAACCACAGGAGTCGAAACACAGAGAGGGGCTCGGGCCCCTCTCTACCTTGGTGAACAAACATGAAATCCGTCCGAACGTCCCTTCACGCGCTGCTGGCTTCAGCGCTGACCAAGACGGCCTCCTATGCTCCCGATGCGATCGATCTGAAGCTCGATCGCTATCGCGAGCTGGTGGTCACCCTCGAAGTCACGGCCGCCGACGCCGCCGGGACTTATGACTTCTACCTGATCACCGGCAACGGAGTGGGTGAGTGGGATGTGATCCACTTCGCCCAGATCGCCGGGACCACCGTAAAAACTTTCGTCGCGCGCGTTCTGGCGGGTCTTTTGCCCCAGAACATAACCACAGCAGCTCCTGGTGTGGCGGCGGTCGATTCGGCAACGCTATCGGTAGGCGCATCCGGGACCAACGCTCCCAAGAGCCTGGCGGTAGGTTCCGTCAGGCACGGCCCCTGGGGCAACACCCTGCGTTTCGAGCTGGTGGCGGCCGGCACTCCCACAACGGGAGTCAGTTTCTCGATCCAGATTCAGGCGACGGACTAATCCATGTCGCTGACTCTATCTGCGGTTGACGTTCTGAACAACGTCGCAACCACCGTCACGACGGGGGCCTCCTCGGCCACCCAGACGGTCGGATCGACCACCAACATGGCTGCGGGCGACGTGCTGTGGTTCGCGGTCTCGGCGGCCTCGCGCATTGTTTCGAGCGTGACGAACGCGACCACGGTTGTTCTGACCGCGACGATCTCGACCACCACCGCCGAAGCGGTCACAAAACTCGAACAGGGTAACGCGGCCGGCGCCGGGACCGTTACCACCGCGGGGCAGGATGTCAGTGCCGCTTATCTGAAGACCGCCCGAATTCGCATTGACAACCAGACAACCGGGCCGACCGTGGCGGGAGCGGTGACGGTGCAGATCGCCGAAGCCAACGTGGCGGGCGATTACATGGCCCTGGCCACCATCACCGGCGGGCTGACAGCCACCACTACTTACGAGGCGGTGGTCCAGATTCCCGACACGGCGCAATGGGTGAGGTTCGTCTACGGGTCGAACACCATCCAGATCGTGTCGTTCCGCATCGTGATCGACAAGACAACGGGGCTCTGATGGCTGGCCGGTACGTCAAAGCGCCGCGCATGTTCAAGCCTCCGATCGGGGTCTCGATCGACTGGGCGCACCCCCTCACCAGGGGGTTGTGTTTCTGCATGCCGGCGCGGGGACCGGCGGGCGCGCCAGACGACATCGTGGGGCTGAAGACGGGGACGGTGACAACGCCGCTTTGGGTTGGATCGCCGATGGGGCCGGCATTGAGACTCAACAGTGCAAATACTGCGATCAGTTTCCCCAGTGCTGGAATGCCGAGCACGGTAGGGAGTTGCTTTGCCTATGTCGTTACCCCCGTTTCGACTGGAGGTGCTTACCGGCATCTCTTCGACGCTGCGGGCATCCGAAATTTCGCCCTAAAATCAGAGGCTGAGACGTTCACCATGTATAACGACGGGCGGGTCAGCACCTTTTCGATCACCTATGGATTAGGCACTTTACACTCATTTGGTTTCGGCTGGAACAAGACCGGAAATATCCAGCGATGCTGGTTTGATGGACTCGAAAAGGCAGGAAGTGGGAACGGAACTTGGGGTTCAACCGCGTTAGGGGCGACATACCACGTGGGGATCACCTACGACGCGCTGTATCCCTGGCACCGGGAAATCATCCTGATGTACATGTGGAACCGGCTGCTGGATGCGAACGAGTTTATGCAGCTCCACGCGACCCCGTGGGCGATTTTCGAGGCTCGCCGCAGCTATTACTCGGTGGCGGGCGGCCTCTCTATCCCGGCTGTGATGGCGACCTACAGGCGGAGGCGCGCGTAAGAAGATGGCGAACTGGCTGAAGCAATCGACGGCGACGACGGTGAAGATGGGGCCGTTCTTGAGCTCGACCGACGGCGACACCGAGATGACGTCTCTGACCATCGCGCAAGCCAGCATCCGACTGACCAAGAACGGCGCGGGCTTCGCCCAGACACACAATAGCGCGGGAGCGACTCACGACGAGAAGGGTTACTACGGCGTGCCGCTCGACGATACGGACACCAACACGCTGGGCCGACTGCGCGTGGCGATCCACGTGGCCACATCGCTGGCGGTCTGGCAGGACTTCTTCGTGGTTCCAGCCAACGTATTCGATTCGCTGATCGGCGGGACCGCGAATCTGAAGGTGGATCTGGACACGGTTAAGACCCAGGCCGTGACCTGTGGGGCGGGGGTCACCGTGCTGGCGAGCGTGGGGACGGCGGCCGCCTCGACGGCGCAGACAGGGGATTCTTACCCGATTGTGAGCCATGCGGACTACGGCAACGCCAAACTGGTGCGCTCGACGACGCCGGCGAATACCCTGACCGTGGACACGAGCCACCGGGCGCTGTCGGACCTGGCGTCGATCCTGGCCACGGCGCTGACCGAAACCAGCGGATACCTGGCTGCCGGATTCCGCAAATTCTTCAACATCCAGGTTCCGGCGGCTACCGTAGCCAGCGTGGATCAGACAGGCGACGCTTACGCGCGGATTGGCGCGGCGGGCGCGGGATTGACGGCGCTGGGAGATGCGCGGCTTGCGAATCTGGATGCGACGGTGGGCAGCCGGTCGAGCCACAGCGCGGCGGATGTGTGGGCATCGACTACCCGGACCTTATCGAGTTTCGGCACGCTAATCGCGGATATCTGGACTTACGTGACGCGCACTCTGACCGCGTTTGCATTCACGCCCAGCCTGGATGCGGCCTACAATGCCGCGAAGTCGGCGGCGCAGGCGGGCGATCCCATGACCCTGACGGCTGCTTATGACGCCGCTAAAACGGCTGCTCCAACAGGCGCTGCTATGACCTTGACGGCAGCATATGACGCGGC